TCAGCACAACGTTCACCAACTAGACGATAGAAATGTTCAAGATTATCTGTTACGGGTAATCCTGCTTGAGCTGCTAATCGATCTAATTCTTTAGTCATACTATATTATATTTAGATTTTTGATAGAAGTCAACTATTTTTCGTTCTTTAATCGTTCGTTGCATTCTTCTTCTGTAGCACAACGATATAGGTGTCCTGTTTGAGTATTCATGATAACAACTTCACTGGTTTTTGGATCAACATTAAATGTGTATAGGCTGTTATGTCGAAACTCTGGTGCTGTAGTTTGATATGCTAGTAACAGTGCTGTGATCGCTTCAAATATCATTATATGTTCTTTGCTAAATCCAATATACTTTCTAATTGTGCCTGACGATCTAGCAGTTTGAAAAATAATGCCAAGGTATTAGCCGCATCTACATCTGCCCTATGTGCCGCACCTTTAAAATGTAACTTGAAATATCCCATAGCTGAACTTAGTCCGCCGCTAGGCTGTTTACCTTTAGTCAGCATCAAGTATGTGTACCAGGTCTTAACATCGATCCAACGACGGCCAAAATGCGGAAAATCTGCATGGTTTTTGCAGAATTCTGCCAATAATTCCACACTATCACCACCACCCCAGGTCACTGGGTTGACAAAGACCTTATGTTCCTTTATTAGCTCACTGAGCTCACGGGCAACATGCTCGTGACTATAAGCATTGGCACGTATGTCCGCATCGGTTATACCTGTTAGATCATTGATGAATTCACTGATGGGCTCTTGTGGATCTATATACCATTTACGGACAACATAGTCTTCAAAGCGTGTGTTCTTATCACCTATAGCAACACCAACCTGTATGATCTTACCCGACGGTTGATTGAGCTCTAGATCTAATGCTAGGAACTTTCCATCTGCTATCATGCATGTTCTTTCTGCGGGTAACTAGCAGTAAGCCATTCGGCCATGCTACTAGCATTTTCACTTAATTTAACTAGATCATATTTGCCACAGAACTTTAAGAACTGAGCGCCAACCATTGGAACATTTTTAGGTACTTGTCCGTTGGCTATTGTTTCTGCTATCTTAACTTTTATCGCATCTGGTTGTGCTGTTAGATCAACTAGAATACGATTGCGTTCATAGTCATCCAACACACGATGTTCAACTCCGTTGTGATCAACCCAACGCTGTAGCATCATGTTGTTCCAATTGTAACCTTTCTTGTCTTTGTCACTGTAGGCTTCTTCAAGACCTACTTTGTTTTTACTACCTTTGGTGCGCACGCCTGGAAATGCGGAAAATACGTTGTCTGTAGGATCACCACGCATACATTTTTCAAAAAGTATAAACTTAGGATCAGGAATCTTTTTAGCTTCTTTAGTTTTCTTATCTATAACAGGTTTGCCCTTCTTATCAAATATGCCTTCGATAGTATGGAGCTCGTCACTTATCCCGTTATACTGATTAACATTATCACTCAGTAGCTGATAGAAATCAGTGTCACTACTAACGATAGTATGATGATCACCAGGATGGGCTTGTATGAATCCAGCGATAAGATCATCTGCTTCTAATTCACTGTGTTGGAGTACTGTGCAATTACTTTTTTCTGCGACGAATGTTTTTAATGTATCAAATGTTTCCCAAAATAACTTGTCTTCTTCTGCTTCGCTTTCAGTAAGTGCCGCACGTGCTACGCTACGGTTTTTCTTATAGGGTTCATAGAAGTCTTTGCGCCAACTACGCCCTTCTAAACAGAATATAACATGATCGGCCTTTTGATCACGGAATGCTTTATTAACACTAGCTAGGGTTACGTGGATAGCAAACCCCAGCTTGTCCCAAGTATCACTTTGGCGATGTGCTGAATGTCTTGCTCTAAAGAATGTGTTTGCGGTGTCAACTAATAGATATCTCATTTAGTTATTATACTATCTTTGAGTACAGTTGTCAAGTAGGGAACCAAAAAATCTGCCCAGGCTTTTTGGGCATCGGCACCATAATGATAATTTTCTAAACTAACTGTTTTGAATTTTTGATGTTGCAACCAATAATAATAGGTAAATTCTTCTGTATATGGATTAATGAAATTTGTGCCCCAATCAAATTTTGGACGCTGGTATGCTACTGTGTTAAAAAAATATTGATATGTATTAAAGAATACGTGGGGAATTTCCTTATTAGATAATTCTAGATGTAAATCCCATATTTTTTGATGATTGCGGCATTCAGCATCAAATCTGGTAGAAGGTTCGTCAATTACCCATTGTTTGTATTTTTGGACTAATTCTTGTGGAAGTTTTGAATGTCCTGAACTATTTATTTGATAGTACTGATTATCATAGAACCATTCTTCTCGATCCCAGGTACTCCATCCAATGATAATTAGATTGGGGGTATTGTTTTTTAAATAGTTTTTAGTTGTTCTAATTATTCGATCATTACTACCGCCGGCATACGCATGACAAATGAATGTGGCATTTAGTCTATCTGATAGGTGCTTACCGTAACTAAACGGAATACCCCCGGCATCAACGCCTAAGCTATGACTATCACCATTGACATATAGGATCAACTTACTTCCGTTCTGCCATCTCCTAGATCTCTACGATTACTTGCACGTATTTCTGGATCGGCTTGTTCTTGTTCAAAGTTTTCTTGTATGACATTGCGACATACAGCTTTGAACCAATTGTCTACTATGTCCTGATCTGTTTTACCTTGATATCCAGCACGGATTAAATTGGACAAAAATTTGTCATTCCAATCTAATTCAAACGCACCATTACCTGGATTATTTTTATCAATATCCATACTTAATACTTCTACCCAAGGTTCATCACGTTCGGTAGCCAACTCTTTGGGAGTCTTTTTAATTTTTTGTTCTTTGATAACCGCGGGTTCTGGTTTAGTACCAAATAACTTATTGATTAATTTCTTTATCATTACCATTCTCCGTGACCAAATTCTTCATCCATGTTTAATTCCATATACGCTTCATCTAATAGATAAGAATGTGCCATCAGATCAACATATTCATCCCACCAACCTTTAATTAATTTCCACATATTAGTCCTTGAATAAATCTACAGTTTCCCAGGGTAAATTAGCTTTACCAAAGTGGCCATAGTTAGTTGTTTCACTATATATAGGACGGAACAACTCAAATTTATTTATGATGCCTACTGGTGTAAGATCAACATTTTCACGTATCCACTGAGTAATCGTATTATCAAATTCAATACCCAGATCAGTTTTAACAAACAAGCTAGTAGGTTCTTTAACACCGATCGCATAGCTAATTTGAACAGTGGCTTTGTGTGCACCTTTAGTTGCTACGATATTCTTAGCTAGGTAGCGAGCCATATAAGCCGCACTACGATCTACTTTAGTAGGATCCTTGCCGGAGAAAGCGCCGCCACCGTGTGGACTATAACCACCATAAGTATCAACAATAATCTTACGTCCTGTCAATCCAGTATCACCATCAGGCCCACCGATAACAAATCTTCCAGTTGGATTGATTAAGTATTCTGTATCAGCATCAACTAGGTCTGGCGGTAGCACTGTATCGATAATAGTTTTAACTTGCTCACGCAAATCATTGATATCTATATCAGCTGAATGTTGCGTTGAACACACTACCTTGGCGATACGACTAACAGTGCCATCATCATTATATTCCATGGTCACTTGGCTCTTAGCGTCGGGGCCTAACCATACTACTCCGCTCTTGCGAACTGCTGTTAAACGTTCAACAATTTTGTGACTATAGTAAATAGCACTAGGCATCAAGTCCGGAGTTTCATTGATAGCATAGCCAAACATAAGTCCTTGGTCACCTGCACCAAATGAGTCAGTACCTAGAGCGATATCAGCTGATTGTCCATGCATGAGATTTTTAATGTCCACAGTTTCCCAATGGAATCCATCTTGCTCATATCCAATATCACGTATAACACGACGCACAGCATTTTCAACTTCTAGATGATTGTAAATACCTTTGTATTCACCAGCTATAACTACTTGATTAGTAGTTACTAATGTTTCACATGCGCAACGATAGGCAGTATTTCCCTCACGCATCATCAAATCTAAAACAGCATCACTGATAGCATCTGCTACCTTATCTGGATGTCCCTCACTGACACTTTCACTTGTAAACAAATAACTCATTCAGTTCCCCATTTAATTTTTAACCATATACGTTCGTGTATATAATAATCAATACTTAATAATAGATGTAAGGTTGTAGCGAATCCTGTTGAACGTGCTATATCACCTAGTAGTAGCCAAGTCCAAAAGATTGTAAATAACCACGCCGTGATGCGATAAGTTATCATACGGACTACAGTCCGTTTTTGTGTTTCTTTTATTTGCCCCATGAATTTCCCCATAAGTCCACATGTAATCTTGGACTGTAATAATACCCTCTGCGCATGGCTTCATCAGCTACATTAAATTTATTACCATCGTAGACCTTAACCACGCCGCCCACTGGCATAATGTATATAACACCTTTGAACTTGGCCTTCCTGTATTCTGATACTGCCTGATCAACTTCGTCAAAGTCACTAGGCTTCTCAACTACAAACTTGAGATATGTTGTACCGATCTTTTCATAACTACGAACAATCTCAGGTTTGACTGCATCGGCCCATGCTTCACCACTTGCGCTTAGTTTAGCACTGACACTGAATGTGATTTCACGGCTACCGCGATTCCATAGTTTCAAATACTTGGCAAAGTCTTCATGTAGTTCTTGGGTGCCATTAGTTTCAAATGTTAGATTCTTCAAATTATACATGTCTTTATGACTTAGTAATTCTGGATAAGCACGTTGCCAACCTAGCAAAGGTTCACCACCCGTGATAACCAAATGTGTATCATTGCCATTGGGCATGATCCAACTGTTGCTAGGTACTAGGTCTAACATACGTTTAACCACAGCATCAATTTCTAATAACGGACTTAAATGTTTAAATTTAGGATCCCAACTTGCATAACTATCACAGCCGGTATTGACCAACGGTAGTTCTTCATATATACGATATTTTGTAGGATCAATGAACTCACGCTCTGTGCTCATCTGTGTGCGATCCTTCATACCAAATCCACCACAGGTAAAGTTACAGCCAAAGGTTCTTAAGAACACACTAGGGACACCAATGAAGCGTCCTTCGCCTTGCGCTGAATAGAATATTTCACTGACTTTAAGTTTACTCATCTAATTAACCCATAAAGATATATGAATAATATTATGGCATTCAATGACCATAACTCTGGTTTCTTCCATAGTATTCCTGTTAGCACCCAAAATACACATGCCAATGATAATATGGCAATGTTGAGTGGATACACATCGAGACTAGTAAATATCACTCCAACAACGGTAATGATATTCGCTAACCATCCTATTAGTTTACTATGTTTTATAAAAAAATGCAACCTATCTTTCCCACGGATAAACAATCCAAACATCTTCTTCAGCTTTGTTTATCTCTACAGCATGGTAGTCGACCTTACGGCTAAACTCGCTGCTTAGATTATCAAATAGCACAGCGAAGCGAACATTGTTGCCCCAGATATCTGCCCAGGCTGGATCGTTTGGTAGGTTTATACCTTGCCAATCTTCAATGATCCAATTCAATGTGGCACCAGTATCATTAATGTCGTCTAAGATAAGAATATTTTTACGTAGACTAGGGTCTGTAGTTGGCTCACCTGCTGGTCTAGGCACACTACTAGCACTTAAATAACCAAATGCGTCTTCGGCCATCCAGCAGTTGCTTTCACCACCAGCACCATCACGCAGGGCTACTTTTAATGTTTCCATCGGAATATCTAACATATGACTCATATATACCGCGGGAACAAGTCCTCCGCGGGTAAGTCCAACGATATAGTCTGGACGCCAATTATCCTTATACATCTGATATGAGATTTTATTAACATATTCACGGATCTGTTGGTCATCTACGTATAACTTTTTCATTGCTTATCCTTTGTATGCTCTAACACTGATAATTTTGCCTGCTTCATTAAATGTAATAATGTCTGTAACTAAAATCTGTTCCTTACCATTGATAGTGATCAATAGTTCAGCTATGATAGTATCACTATCTTCGTATACAGCCCTAGGAGTAACTACGATAGTGTCTACGCTGTTAAAAATCTTTTCATAAATAGCTACGACATCTTCTTTACCTACTGCTGAGTTTTCCCAATCACGCAACTTACAACCAGAAGCAAACATCTTAGATAAACTATCTATATCTTTAAGTGAGAAATTATAAAAATATTCTAAACAAAGTGATTTTAAATCCATCTTAAAATTCCTTGTTAAGTGCAAAGCCAAATTGTTGATTAGTTACACCTGCTTGATTAAGATAGTTTGTCTGATGTTCCCCGTAGGTAATCAAGTTTAAGTTTTTAGTTTTATATTTGTAATATACACCCATGTCATATTGACTTACAGTTGGAGTAATGCTTACAGTTGATCGATCGTAGGCAATACTACCATTTGCATAGTAACCAATTGGCACGCTAACATCAACAGTACCTTTACTTACTGTTACTGGTTGGCTTACAGTAGCACCAAAACTGTGTTTTTCTTTAGTATAATCTACTCCCATGTTCCAGCTGTATGATTGTGTAGCACCCACGTTAGTAATCAATCCACTAGTCTGTAAGTTAGCCTGTGTGTAACCTACCCATGCACTGCCAAACAAACTCAAGTTTTTATTTAAGTTATATGCACCAGTAAAGTTCATAAACTGTGTATAACTACCATTGACTTCTCCCATCATACCTGAGATCTGATTACCCATCCAAGCATTACGTTCATTCAACATGCCAACACCTAGACGATAGTTTGTCTTGTCATTGAACTTAGTAGTATATCCCGTCTCAACTAGTCCTGTTTGAGTATACTCATTCATTGACATTTTAACATCATACTGCCCTAGAGCAACTTTACCACCATTGGTATAGTAGTTCAACTTGTTATAGGGATTGTAGTCTTCATAGAAGTTGGCCTTGCTGATAGGATTAAAATTGCCTGTAGCTCGTTTAGTATTAGCGGTCGATGCCATGTTAACATAATAATCACGACCAAACTCATCTGTTACCATCACTGAACTTAGTGCACCGACTGAACTTAATCCACCTGATGTACTAGTTGAAAACCCACCACCGAGTGATGTTTTAACACCATTCCGTCCATCTGTAGGGATACCCACTACACCATATGGACGTGTTGCTTTTTCTAAATCTAATAGTCCTGCACCCATCACGTTTTTATCATAATTTACTAGATCTTTATTAGCGGTAGCTGTTAAAAGTTTAACGATATTGCTACCAGTCATCAATGGCCATTGTTGATGGATAATAGCCACAGCACCTGAAACCACCGCGGCCGCTTCACTAGTACCTGTTGAACTATTATATACATCGGTACCAGTTTTACCAGCAGAGAATGCGTTGCCTGGCGCCAGGATATAAAAGTCACTCATACGATATTTGTCATTACATGTACCAGCAACAATATTAAATCCCTGGCATAAGTGTCCAGCTTGATTACTATAACTAGCAATACTATTACTGCCGATGTCGTATGCGCCAACAACTAGCATCTGTCCATTTAAGTATAATGATCCATCTGGACGAGTAGCATAGGCCATTGGTGCAGGATTTTCTGGATATCTCAACCCACTATTACCAGCTGAGTTAACGATGACCATTTCACTTGAGCCCAAAGCTGCCGCCCAGGCTTTTGGATCTTCATTATTATAAAATCCAGTTGCACGACTACCAGTGTAATAGTTTGTCTTATAAGCGGCACTGCTGTTAGCCCAAGATCCATCGTTTAATTGATAAAAAGTTTTCCTAGACGCATTATCATATACACTGTTAGCACTGATATTAGCTACATCTGCGCCAATAGTAACTCCCCAAGCTATGGCCTGACGAGCTTGGCTAAAGCCATAAGAGGTAGTGTCAGTGACCTTGGCGATAGCCAGCATAGCATCTGGTGCTACACCTGCTACACCAACTCCATCCCAATTGGCAGCAGCGATACTGGCCATTCTAGTACCGTGACCAACGTTATCATTGATTCCAAATTTAGATCTAACGAAGTCTTTAGTATCAGTGATACTGTTTAAAAACTCACTATGATTGGCATTGATACCACTGTCAATGATTAAAATCTTAGACCCTAAACCAGTATAACCTCTGCTCCACGCTGAACTAGCGTTAACTACACGTAGATAGTCATCATTGGTGTTGCCTGCACTGATTCCGTTTGCTGTGTATTCTGCTGTAGCATACGGTGCCAGGTTAATCCCTGGACTAGTTGGTGCTGGCGTAGTGACTACGGGAGTGGTCACTGGCGCGGGTGTTGTTACTATTACTGTTGGTGCCGGCCCGTATACGATCAACATTTGTCTTGCCTGTTCAGCTAGTATTGCGGCCCTGGCCGCGTCTGCCCTTGCTGTTGCGGCAGCTTTAGCCTGTACGACCTCTTCTTCTGGTGTTAAGGCAAATGCCTGATAACTGATTAACGATCCTGCTAAGGTTAATCCTAATAATATTTTTCTAAGTTTCATTTCCTTCCCCTTATCTTGGAGCAAATTCTTGTTGAAGTTTCACATTATCCATAAACTCTTTCTTAGTACCAGGATCAGTATTAAATGCTCCTTTGAGTACCGTAGTTTGAGTTAATGAACTATGTGCCATGATGCCTCTATTCTCACAACATCCATGTGTTGCTTGGATGTAGACTGCTACGTTTTCACTGCCAGTAGCCTTCATGATTTCTCTGGCGATGTCGTTACATAATTCTTCTTGTAAGGTGCCACGACGGGCGCACCATTGTGCTATGCGTGTGTATTTTGATAATCCGATTAGTTTCTGCGCGGCAATAATACCAATATATGCTACACCTGCGACTGGTTGGTGATGGTGACTACACATACTGCGTAGTTCACTGCGAACTACTAGCATACCTTCATAACGATCCTCGCTGTCATTTGGAAAAGCTGTAGCATCTGGTGCTGGGTCATATCTACCTGCCATGATCTCATGGATGTACATTTTTGCTAGTCTGTGTGCTGTGCCACGTGAATTTGGATCATTCTCGCGATCGATGATCAAACTGTCTAACACACCTTCAAATTTGGTTGTTAGTTCATTGATTAACTCATCTTTTTCACTGTCCAAGATATGCGCTGAGATATTATCTCCTGCCCAAAATCTAGTATTACCTGCTTGAATACGTTCGCGGATGCGTTCGCTTATTACTTTATCGTTCATTCTTGTCTCCGATGTTAACCCAGTGGATTGGGATATGTTATTAGTATATAGGTTATTTAGGTCGTTGTCAAACTATTTGATAATAATGATTTCACGTAGATCGGGATATTGTTTTGATTTGGGTTCTTGATCTATGTTTGGTAATAGTTCTAATGCTCGAACTGCTTCTTCGATGGTTGGACGATAATGATATCCAATACGGAATATCTTTTGATTTTCCCAAGGGCTAATAGTTAGATCTCGTCCATCATAGCATTGATGTTTGAGTACATCATAAACTTCTACGTCATCGGTAAGTATAGCACCGCCACGCCCAATTGATAATGGTTTATCGTGCCCAAAGCTCAAACACTGTAACATACCTGTACGATACATACCTTGCTTTAATAGACGGGCACTATCCCAAACTCGTGTACTAGTAAGTTGGTATTCACCTAACCAATCAATATCGGTATAATCAAACGCAATATCTAATTTATGTAAGGTCATTGGCACACTAAGATATGTATGGGACGGAATGGAGCAACGCTTTACACGATCAAATCGTAAACACATTTCGATAGCATGGGTACAACAATCAGTCATGACTGCGTAAGGTGCACCTGTGAACTTGGCTAGTGCAGATTCAAACTCTGTGATCTTTTCAAAACCCATTACTTGATATTTTCTAATAATGTAGTTGCAGAGAAGAAGTCGTCGTATAGACTATCTGCTTGTTCTTTTATCTTAGGTAAGTTCTGATTATAATTTTCCATATGATTGATTATTAATGCCACTAATTCGTTCTTGTGTTCAAGGTAGTGTTCCCAACTTTCAGTCCATTCACTTGGATACTTGAATACATCATCATACATTTCTGCATAACTTAGACGATTTGGGACCAACGGAATCGCATCGACTACTGCACCTTCATAACAACTAATGCCTAGTGTTTCTTGCAAGTTAGCACTAAACACTATCTTAGATTCACCAAGCAAGGTGTGATATTCTTCTTTAGTTAACGTCTGATCTTGGCAAACGATCCATTCATATTGTGGAAGTGCCTGTGCCAGATCACGGAATATTTCTACTTGTTTCTCTGGTGCTAGACGATGTGGAAATAATATTAGATCACGCTTGGGTAAGTTTTTATATGGGCCTAATACCTTGGGCATATATTCCATAGGCCAACCTGTGCGAAAGATCCTGCCCTCAAACATCCAACGAGGACATTTGAATAAATTAAAACAGAACATGTGTATATGGAAGTCTGTGGCAAAATAGTTGTAGTCTATAGCATGAAAGAATGCTTTTTCACTATGACGGACCCAATCAGCATCACCTATCAATCTACCTAGGAAGTCTTGTGGATCATAACTACCAGCGTGCCATAATGCGTGTATCTTAATTTTTACATTAAGGAGTTCTGCCATATACTTAAGGTTAATAATACCAGGATGCCAAGCATCAGTAAAAAGAAAGTGATCGCCATCAACAACTTTGCCGCCTGTAAACAATCTGGCAATTTCTTCCACTTGTCTGGCTTTATAAATATTTGTGCCACCAAAGTTAAGAAAAGCGCCAGGAGTAGTAGCATTAGGTATGTCGGTAGGTCCTTGGATAACTGTAACAGCATGTCCTGCCTCCTCTAATAGACTAGGTACATGAGTCTTCCATTGACCCGTATACCTTGTTTCTACTGCTTCTAGATCAACTAGAAATACAGCCATTATTGTCCTCGATTTTGTTTGTTGTAGACAATGCCATTACGGGCCTGCCATTGTTGGCGTTTCTTACGACGCTCTTGCCATTCTTTATACTCTGGACTACGATATAAATCAGCAGGATCATACTTGATCATACGGAAACGACAGTAGTTGCACCATGCGTCTAAGTCATTGAAAATCTGACGTACTTCTGAGGTCATACGTAGATACTTGTTTACCCAATTTGGATTTGCCACGATTAAATCTCCTATACAGTGACAGATTGATAAGGACGAGTACAGTTGTACTCAACATAACACCCATTTTCGCCATCTTCAGATACTTCTATCCAAACATCACGATTGGGATACTTGGCAGCGATCTGTGTGTACAAATCATCTGCGATCATCTCACAACTTTTATAATCTAGTTGTAATACTGTATTTACATATAATGCTTCCAACCAGCGTTTAAATTGTATAAACTCTAGTTCACGATCATCGTGGAATACATCTATAGCCACACGG